CCAGCTTTGACCCTTGGATACTTCCAGCTAGTTGGGCATTAGTAATAGTTCCAGTTAATGATGCTGCTGGATAACTTGTTGCATCTGAGAGATCAAGGGCTGGACTTGTATCACTATCACCAAGATTGAAAGTAACGCCACCAATATTGATTGAAGAATTAACTAACTTGGCATTTGCTATCGAACCAGCTAACTGTGCATTTGTAATCGTTCCTGTTAAAGAAGATGTTGGGTAATTAGTTGCACTTGTAAGATTTAAAGCTGGTGTAGCGTTTGTTCCTCCAAGAGATATTGATACTCCACCTAAAGATATTGATGAATTAGCTAATTTATTATTTGCTATTGACCCTGCTAATTGAGCATTGGTTATTGTTCCAGTTAATGATGAAGTCGGATAATTTGTTGCATCAGTCAGATTTAATGCTGGAGTGGCATCTGTACTTCCTAGTGCAAGAGTTAATCCACCAAGACTAATACTTGAATTAGCGAGTTTTGCATTGGTTACGTTGCCATCAGTAATGCTTGCTGTTACGACTGTGTTTGATCCAAGGCTTGCAAGTGCTGTACCTGGAATACTGCCAGCATCTATTAAAGCAACACCTTTTTCTACAAGTGCCTTAGCTGTTACCTTTTTTGTTTCACTTGCCGAAGTATCGACAATAGCTATCTCATCAGTAGACGCTATATTCGCCTCGGCTAACGAGGGCAGTTGACTGATCTGTAGGTCTGCCATTTGTTATCTACACTTTCGTCTAGTTTAGAGTGCAATACCTACTAAGTTGCGTCATCTTCTAAGAAAAGTTTATTTCCATCTTCTTGTAATAAGTAATCAGTAGATTCTTGTAGTAAATATCCAGGTGTAGCACCAACCTTTAATTGAAACGGTCCAGACGTAATAAAATCAATGCGTGTCTCTACTATTCCTACATTTGGGACTTGTATTGCACAGTTAGTAACTTGACCTTCACATTCATACCAACAGTTATTAACGGACCCTGCTGCTTCTCTAAACAAAAAGAATCGACCATTAAAATCTGCTCCTTGTTGTAATCTCAGTATTAAGCGAGCTAGATAAGCTGAAAATTCTTGATTAGTACTGTAGTCAGGATCACTTGAAACGTATCTGTATTCCCACTCACACGTCATTGATCCTTGACCTGAAATTCGACCAGCTTCATATTGCTGACGAAATTCACTACCTAATAAATCAACTTGTACTTGCTCCCTACTTGTCGTGAACTCATAGGTTTTGACTCTTGCCAAAGGTCTGTAAGATGTATTTCTTGCCTTTAATAAAACTTCTTTAGCACTAGAAGGTGCTACCAAAGTTAAAGCATTAGTGCTTCCACCAACTACAGCATGATCAAAAGAATTATATAAACGCATCCCACCTACATCGTCTACATGTACGAACCAACTTCCATCTGGATAATTGTGTCCAGAAACTAATTGTAAATTTGATCCATCTTTTGTAGATATTTCAATTTTATCTCCAGTAATAATGCTTCCAGAAGCAAAATCAACTGAAAATCTTTTACGAGTTGTATTGACATCACTGGTATCAAGAGTCGTTGTCAACGCATACTGCAAAGAGGTGCGTTGTAATTCAATAAACCCTTTTTGACCTAAAACAACAGGCATTAGATTGCTACACCTGTAGGTGCTCCATTAGCTTCAAAGCTAATATCAGCTTTTAATATTTCTCCTTGCGAACTACTAATAGCAGCACTGGTAATAACCCCTTCAACAGTTATGTATTTCAGAGTGTTTTGATAATCTTTAAATCCAAGTTTAAAAGTAGCTGTAGCCGAGTCAGCAGCAATACCAGGGACACTGGCAGAAGTTCTTGCTTTAATAATCTTATTTAACAGTGTTGTTGCATCATTAGCACCACTGGCATCGCTGTAATAAGCAATAGAACAATTACCACTAGCACTTCTCATACCAGCGATCAGAGTACGATCTGTATCACCCAAAGAAGTTGTTTCAAGTGTTGCTTGAGTAGCACTGAAAGACCAGCTTTCGACTTTAGCGGCGGCACTACTGCTACCGTCTAAGTAAAGCTCGCCATCCTTACCTGAATAAAATCCCACTGAATGTCACCAAATAATAGTTATATATAATCTATTTTAGGGTGCATCGAGGCAAGCAACAAAAGAACAGGTGACATTACTAATACCTGGGTAGACATTTGTTACTTTTGGAGGCTTTGAATATCTCCACTTTAAAGATGAGCCTGACTCTTTTAAATAGGCGAGAAGGCTTGCATTAGTAACACCTGCTGTTGCGTTACCACCGTCAAAGGTCACATAATCCCAGTCAGCATTTACATTTTCATAATTAGCAAGAATCAATGCAGCGTCAGAGTCAGAAATATTTTTAAACCCAAGAGTCAAAGTTGCATTAACTCTTTTATTTCCATAACGCAAATGCGTTTTAGTTCCATCTAATGACTCAAAGGTATTACTTGGGTATGTTCCAGGCTCGTAACTCCTTGAATTTGGTTTAACAGCAGGAAAGGCAACAGGACTAGACATAATTAATTCCTCTCAATTTTAAAATGAGTGTTTGTATCCCATCCTTGTAGGACAGTTAATTGATCAGAAGCATTAACAGGAGCATGACTACCTGATACCTCTATTAAACCGTCTTCAGCGTAGGAAAGACTTTCAACTTTATAGATTCTATTTTCTGTTGTTGTGTTTTTAACAGTAAATAATTTTCCTGCATGAGCTTCAATACTTGATGGACTATCAAAATTAATACTTGTAGTTTCTACATTTTCTGTCCCTGGTTTCCATACATAAACAGATTTCGTTCCTGTTAAATCATCCATGCTGACAACTTTTCCATCAGGAGTAATTGCACCATTTCTAAATCGACTTGTATGAGTAGCTTCTGAAACTAAACGGAAATAATCACCTGGAACTAAACCAACTACATATTGAGGAGCCGTATTGAAAGAAAGGCCATGATCAACTTCTTTGCGTGTTTTTAAAGCAAACATGGCAAAATCTAATGCTTGACTTTCTGAGGTACAAAAACCTGAAAGATCAAAGGTTTCTATTGGATCATCACCTGTAGCACTACCACCATAAGCAGGGAGCAAGCTGACAAGCATTGATAATGTTTCAGGGAAACCATTTGCTTTTTCTTTCCTGTAAAGCACATTGGCTTTAAAAATTTGTCTTTCTTCTGGAGATAAGAAACTGACTTTTAAATCAGCAATATTGCCATCAGTAAATAAGGCTTTCACATAGTTTTCATCACCTATCTTGCTTAAATTATCATTGAAAATAGGTTTTTTACCTGTAGCAATATTCACCCCATGATTAATACTGAAGTCATCATTGAAAGGCAATGTTGGGACTAAGCTAAATTTTCCTCCAATAATTGTGAAATCAAGTAAGCAATATCCAGCATGACGATGAAGAAAATCTCTTAAATTAATTTTCTCTGTAATTGTTCCATCCCAAAAATATCTATTTTTCTTGCAGTAATTAGCAGCTATTTTCATATCTTTCAGTTCAACAGAATCAGCACCAACCAAATCACCAGCACCTAAATTTGAGTCTGTTAACAAGGCATAAGCTATTTCTGGAAATAAATTTGTTGCTGCATCAGAACCACCACTAACTAAATCTTTAACCTTGATACCTTTTTTAAAGTAAGCAGAAAGCTGAGTGAAATTTGTCCACTCTTTTGAGCTATTTAATCTAATACCTGCATAAGATAAATCACTGTATTGAACAGCTTCTGGAAGAGTTGTAATCTCATTTACGAAACAGATTTCATGTTCAGGACCGTCTTGATGACTACATCTATCACCCTCGTATGGAGTCCAATCAGCAACTACGTCATAAGGATTTAGGTTTTCATTTAAAATACTTTCTGTTTTTTGTTCTACGGTAATAACAAGGCTGTCTATACCAGGGAAATCTCCTGTGGCTGGTATTTTTAATTTATCGTCTGGATGATAACCAGTCCCCATATTATCTGGATCAACAGTCCATCTCACAGCAACTAAATCATCACCACCTATAACTGTTTTTTTCCATACTTCTAAATCAACAAATAAACCTGAACCACCACCAGAAGAACCAGTAGCGTATTGAACTTCAACGCTATATTTCTGGCTTGGAGCTAAAACTGTTTTGTAATCATATTTGTCGATATAAAACTTAGTTGGATCATTATTTGGATGACCACCACTAGCGTTTTGAGAGGCAACAAATTTACTTGTTACTCCATCATTAATCCAATCGTTGTAGAACGTAACATTAGGCCAATAACCAGTACCCCTTGGTGTTCCAGTTGTAGGTGTTCCCCAATAACCACTATCTCTGCTTATATCAAACCAAAGACCCCAACCATGACCTGCATAAGCACCAGTAGAAGGATCAGTCCATTCGGTGTAGAAGATAACTCTACTAGCAGCGTAATAATCAGTCATGCTTGGATCTAAGACCCATTCCTGTGAGCTTGGTATTTGGAACGCTCCACCATTACTCATCCATTTATTTAAACCACTACTCGTCTTTAAAGTTTCTACTTTTCCTGTGTAATAAGTTTCATCTGGATCACCTAGTTTCCACTCTGTATTATTTAAGTTTGATGTACTTAATGTATAACCTTCATCACCAGCAAATCTTATAACAAATCCATTTGAACTAAATGTTTCTATATCTTGATGTTCTTCATTATTAGAAGCACTTAAAAGATTAACTCTTTGTCCAATCTTTGATTGATTTTTAGTTATATAATTACCAGGATAAGGTTTAAATCTATATTCATATTGTTTACGATCAGGATGTGCAATAGAAATAGAATTATATTGAGCTTCAGGTGTATTACCTCTTACAGCAAATAAACCAGTATGGTTGCCTAAAGTATTATTTAAATCAAGCCAGTTGTTGTCACCACCAACTTCTCTTACTTGTAGTTTAAAGAAACTCATCCGAGAAGCAAATAAATCCACTTGACCTAATTGAATCTGAGTTCTATCGTTCCAAGCACGATCTAAAGCTTCTTCATTAGGCTGACTATTAACATTTGCAAAGCTTATTTGTTTAAATACTTTTGATTTAATACCTATTTCTGTAATCCAACAACTCCGGCTATTCGTAACAGTACCAAATGCTAATCGTTGTATTAAATATATATTATATCCATCTAATAATTGCCTACTTTCTGTATTAGGTGGAACACCTCTTTGTTGATAATAAATTTTTCTACCATTAATTTCCCATGCTTTATTATCATCGTGTTCCCATCTTGGGTTATCACAATGAATACCTAAATTACCAAAAGCATCAACACTTCCAGGTTCGGTAACTTTAAAATGATAATGCTTAGATTTTTCAATATTCCAAGGTGTTGATTCTGTTATGTCATAACACTTTGCAACTGCTGTTCCGATCATGTAAGACTCACCTTTTGCAATATTTACATCAATCGTTTCTCGTATTGAACTTGTAGCTGTATCAATATCTTCTACTCCATGAGGTGTGTAACCAAACTCTTCATCAGTATCGGGATAAACATTCTGCCTACCGATCTGACTTTCTTTAGGGCCGCCCAAAACTTGATAACCAATCTCACTGTTTAAGTTTCCAGCATTAGTAGTTGTAGAAACACCAGCACGAATAGGCCATTTAGCAATTTCAACTTTCTTACGTTTTCTAAGCGTGTCTCTAGCTGCTGGATTAGCGGCTCCTCTTGGTGAACGTATTAATTGATAAGGCAACCTGTAATAGTTGCAATTAGGCATTGGTGCGTAAAGACCAAAGACAGTTTGTGTAGAAGGGTTTCTTGTACTACTTGTAGCTTTAGAAGTTGTTGGATCTCCTGATTCACTAGGAGCTTCAATGGAAAATGGATCAGAACTTAAAATTGATTCATCTAATTTTGATTCTGAATACTTGTCATTAATATCTAGTCTGTTATTTGACTGACTACCATCGCTGAAATAAAGAGCAACTTTGCTGTTGTTATAGGAGTTAAGCAACATATCCCCGATTGCATAACCTTCATAATCTGGCTTACCTTGAATCCTCCCAAGGGAAAATAAAGCCATTGCCTTTAGCTGTTGTAGCTTCCCAAGGCTTAAAAGTTGTGACCATAAAAGCTGTGAATTTACCCTTACTCCACCATAAGTAACACCACCTTCTGTTCTTCTATTAGCAAAAACAAGAGGAACGATACTGCCTAATACAGCAAGTTCCTGTAGAGAATTAAAAGAAAACTGTGGAGCAAATTTCTTATTGCCTATAGCATCTTCTGTTTGTTGAGAACCACCAGCCTTCATCGCTTTAGGCTTTGGTGATAACAAATAACCAATAGCAGTTAAAGCAGCAGCAACAGCAATTTTGGTTGTAATAGCACCAATGGTTGTTGTACCAATCTTGATTGCCATTACTGAGGCAGCCCTTATATCAGGAATTAGCTCATAACCTTTTGGCCTTGATCCATCGTATGTAATTCTCTTATCTTCAAAATACCAATATTCGTCTTCACTTAATCCAAGGGCATTACAGAGTTCAATTTCCGTTGGTAATAACAGCCTTCGACCATAAGGCCGTTTATGGGACACCAGTTCACCACCAGGTTTCCGTATGTTTTGCGGTAACTTAGCCATCCTTCCTCATAGAACGCTGCCATGCCGTAGCCATTCTCATTGCTACGACATAAGGCTATTGCACCCAGTTTAGGGTGTGATTTGACTCCCCACTTATTTAATTCTTCATTAAAGATTGAATAGTCTCCTTTTTTTAGTCGTCTGTACCAACTTCTCTTAGGTATAGGAGAACTAATTCCGTAATATTTAAGAACTGTTCGACATATAGATAAGCAGTCACCAGCCCCATGTTTTTCAGGATCAGCCCCTAAACGATAAGGAAGACCGATTAATTGATCTGGCCTCAACGTGCTTGTATTTGTCCTGTTACTGGTAATTCTCCGACCATTCGCCTTGTTAATACTCTATTAGGTGCATTAGCCCCTACAGCATCAAGACTAGAACTAAGCAAGACTTCAACAGTTTCAGGGTCGTAACTTAAAGAAGCTGCTAACCATTCTTCACTCGTAATTGGTGTTGTGTTTTTCTTGGCAAAAGATTCTGTCATTAAATAAGTTTCTACTTTGATGTGATATTTATTAACAACTGCCTGTTGTGCATAATTCATACTGATTGCATTGTTAGCCAAGATTAAAGAAGACTCTAAATTGTCTCCTGAACGACTCCGAGTTGCACCTTGATATAAAAAAGATAAATAACTATGACCATCAACTATTTCATCGTATTTACCATTTTGAAACTTTGTAGGAGTAAAAGAAACAGAACCATTTGGCTTGGTAATGGTTATAAAATTAGTTAAAGCAACAAGGCTCATAATCCTAAATTAGACCTACGGCTACGAGAATTTCTAAGAGATGAAAGTGTACGAGCTTCACCAATAGAAGCACCTCTATTAGCAGCGGCGTTAATGATGTCTTCTACAGAAGATCTAGGGACATAATCATCACCATTGAAACTCATTACTGGACCTGTGTAATTAACAGTTGTAGTACCACCTGAAGCTGAGTAGCGACCCATTGCAGCTTCTACACCTAAACGACCATCTTGAGATCTTTTAAGAGGCATAATGGCTTCTGGGCCAGCTTCACCCATAAGGCCAGCACCTTTAGCAAAGGGAAATAAAGTTGGCTTATCAACTACACCGCCTTTAGCAAAAGGAACAATACCGTTTTGAGCGTAAACATTACCTTTTGCGTTACCAAAGAAATTAAGACCTTCAAACCAAGAGGTAAATGGTTTCATTATTTGAGTTCTTACAAAAACTCTGGTCATTTCTTCAATAATTGAACTAGCAAATTCTTGGAAATTTAACTTCCCTTTAGTTATAAATTGAACTAATTGATCTTCCATCTTTTTGAAAATATTCTCAGTCGCAGCAGCTATTTCTTCTGATAATGATTTAATTGATTCACCATAAGCTTTGGCTCCATCTTTCATACCTTCCCAAACTTGTTTAGAAACAGATCCAAGTTTTTCAGTTTTTTTCGTTAAATCATCTGTCTCATCTCCTACGCCTTTAATAGCGTTTATTTGATCTTCTACTGTTTTAATTAAACCTTCTAATGCTGTTTTACTTTTATCACTTTGTTTAGGGATTGTACCTAATATCCCCGTACTTGGTCCACCCATATCAAAACCAGTTTCTAACTCAATCTTTAAATCTGCTAATTGATCTTCTAAACGCTTTAACTTAATTTCATTTGCTGCACCTATAAGTTTTTCCGTCATCCTTGCTATCCAAGTAATAATATTTTGGAAACCAGCACCAACAGGTTTGAAGAACTGACCAAAGCTGTTTTGTAAATCTTTCAACGCAACTTTCATTCTTTCACCAGCTTCTTCTTGAGAAGCAGCCATATCTAAAGCACCTTGCTTATGCTCAACTCTTAACTGCTCTGCAAATTTCATTATTTTATCTAAGCCAACAGTTCCATCCCTCAAGTCTTTCTGTAATTGCTCTAATGTTGATCCATTAGCCTTAGCAAATTTAACAACGGCTCCTGCGAGACGTTCACCGAGTTGGCCCTGCAATTCTTCTGCTGAAACCTTGCCTTTACCAAATATCTGGCTCATCGCTCGGATACCAGATTGAATATCTTCTGCGTTACCACCTGTTGCTTTTATAGCTTCACTAACACCTCTGAATACTGTTTCAGCGTCTTCAATGGTTCCATTAGAACCTAAAACAGAAGCCGATAGTTGAGTGAATTGTTTTGTTGCAACATCAATAGGAACATTTAATTCTTTAGAAGCTCGTTGAATAACCTCCTGGGATTTTGCATAATTTCTACCTGTTTTAGTAACAGCCTTTAAAGCAATTTCAAGACGACTAATTTGTGCAGCGTATTGAGCAGATTCTTTAATTTGATTACCTATACCAACCGCACCAGCTAGACCTAAACCAATAGCACCACCAGCTATACCACCTTTTAAGCCACCAGCCTGATAACCAGC